ATTGACCTGGCCATGAGCCTCCAACACGACTGAAAGTACCAAACAACTAACGACATCGGTGCTAGAAAAGCGACGCGTTAGACGCACAGTCAGATAAGGTCCAACAGCCCGAGGGAGAGGAAGATGATGAGGAAGTTTGGCATCCCAAACTCGCATGTCGATACCATTGGATCGCCGGGAACCACCGAAAGGTTTGTAAGGCGTACAGCCTGTTCCCTGAGCGAGCACTTTGTCGGCACGCGAACGAGAGTTGCCTCCTCCACCATTCCCACCTCCCTTCTTCTTATTGGCATTATTGTTATTACTGCCCTTTCCTTTTCCAGATTTGTTATTGGATTGCTGCTTTGGTTCTGCCATTTGAGCCGAGATGGTGAATCACTGGTCACCAAACCAGTACGGGACAGATAGTTTCCGTAGCCATTTCTGTCATATTTTCCGTGACACTGCACAGGGAGGAGACGTCATCAGTTGGCCCTCCATTCTTGGTAATGCGGTACGGGAAAGTGAAAGGAGTCTTAACCTTTCGGTTCATTTGGTAGGCAGCATTTATTCTCTTCTTCGAAACGGGCTTATAGCTAAATTCTGGGGGCTCACTTCCTATTGTGACCTCTTGACAGTTTAAGAGCCCCGGTGCGACCTGCCTCGCACCCTCCGCTTCGTCGAAATCTCCACTTTGATCAGGTTCTTCTACTTTACGTAAGCGTAGATAGCCAGGTTTGTTCTCTGCTACGGGTACAACTTCCTTAGTCTTTTCTTGGACTGAAACACGTTCATATCCAGTCTTTGGGAAATCCCTACAGAGTTCACCTTCGTGCTCTTTGATACCTGCTAAGGCAGCACCAGCAATGAGTTGTTGAGTCGCAGTAAAATAAATCTCACTTTTGACTCCGTCTGGGAGGCGCAAGCCTAACCCACCGAACTCAGCTGGGGACGCTAGGTTCCAGTATCCATTGCACGTGGCAGTTGCTATATCTTCTTTGCGATGATGCTTCATACGGTCAAACGCCCGAACTGGGTTGTTCGCACCGTCGAGAATCCCTTGCAGTTTTCCACCAATCGGCTTTTCGCGCAAGTTATCTCTCATAGCTATTTTCTGGGGGCCTTGAGCCCTTTCAAGAAGAAGGCCAGTATTCAGAGCTTTAAGCTCCTGAAAACTGCCATCTTTTTGCCAGACATATCCCTGAGAGTTGACTGTCACGAAATGTGGACTGATGTAATTCTTGCCAAGGCTCAAATTGAAGCCTGCAACTTCTATCTCGCGCTTCCAGACTTCATAGAAGCCCTTGTCCGCTAGAAATACTATGTCGTCACCGTTCACTAACACTGGGAGTTCGTCCCTGGTGAAAGTCCTCCCTGTGTACTTCTCAAGCGCAACCCAATAAGCCGCGACGTTGATAGTACAAAGCACAGGAAAGGAGAGGAGACTACCCATCAGCTGACCGTTGGTCATTACAAATGGGGCCAAGTCGAGATCGGGATTTGATTTGATTATGGAATCAGGATACGACACAAGGTGCGGTCCCAAAACCTTCATACAGATCTCTTTCTCGGCAGGCGAAGCTTGACAGGAGTCTAGATAAGACCCGAGGCACAATTGATTGACCTCAAGACTCAACCCGTCAGTGGCTGCAGAGTAGTCACCGGAAACCCAAAGATTAAAATCTAAGTCAAGCTTCCTAGTTTTCCTCACGAGCTCTGATAAATCATCCTTCACCATAGGCCGACCAGTTAACGCCATAGCAGGTATCCCTTGCAGGGACTGCCAGGCATGTTTTTGGAAGGTTTGTGAGAGGTGATAAGGCAGAGCTTCGCCTTTAGTGATAACACGACATTTTAGCGGCTCAAGCGATAGGGCGACCTTAGCACTCAAATTCTTATGAGGTGCAGAGACCCTATGTGCGTCACGAAGTACATCCCTGTAGGCAGGGGCCGGCCATGCATATCGAGTCACTACTCGATGATCGATCTCATACATGTCGAGGAAAGGCGGTTTTGGGTTTATGGAACGCGGGGAACTCCCCTTCTTTTCTGTAAACTGTAAAGCTTTAACTTTTTTTAGTTGCTTTTCCTCTTCACGTGTGAGATCGAGATCCTTTAGTACCTCAGAGAGGTCCGGCTCGAATGTAACTTTATCACTACGAAGGAATGAAATGAAAGGGCATACGAATTGTGAGTCAGTACGGCTTAAGGCCAACTCATTTGCGATCGTGTCGCCCTCTTGTTCCATTTCATTGTGATGATAGAGAATCACATTCGAGCGGCCTCCTTGAGAACGCTTGGACTCAAAACATGCATTCTTCCCAGGATTTCCAACACGCCGACGACGAAGCACATTTGGCTTCCGCACAGCGGTCCATTTATGTTTTTGTTATCCTTGGGAACCTCCGGCAGCTGCTTCCGCCAGATCAGGTCAAACTTCCGGCGATACTCCTCAGAGGCAGTGAACGCAATTTGCTTAAGGAGGTCTTGCTTATGCTTCGCACAAGTAGCCCCTTGAAACTCTTCGTTCACCACCGCGCAACCGCGCTTAACACCTTGGAGAAGGCCGAAACAGACCGTGGCAGCCCTAATGCTTGTGGTACGACTTGCGACTAAATTACGCAAGTGAGACCGTGTATGTCCACTTACCGGCATGCAAAATGCAGCTCCTGGTAGAAAACTAGGACGGATACCGGCGATCTCCTCGTCGCGTAACCACCGAGCAATAGGGAAGGCAGTCCAATACTTCATGGCTTTGACACGCTCTTGGCCTCCGAGTTTGGAAAGAACCTCGAAAACCTGATCAAAATCCGCTACACGACCGAAGGTGAAAACCGGGTCTGAGTCAAATAGACTTTCTACGAGTGCCCTTGCAAAATACAAGGCATCTACGAGAACGTCGTATTGAAGTGACACAGACGCCGACTTCACTCCGGTAGCCAAAGGAATCTCAAGCTCAGTTCGTAGGAGCGCTGGAATGTCCATAGGACCTATGCCAGCACTCCGTAACTTTTGGAGCTTGAACTTTCCGCACCCTGCGCCATCGCAGGTGAGGCTGCCACACAGCTCATCGAAACAGGTCACGAGGGAAATCCCCCGACTGACCCGTCCCAATACCATGTAGCG